GCATCGGTTATTAGCCGTTTAACATCTTCAACTAACTGGTGGATCCAAACAGATGCTCCAGAAGGTATGAAATTGTTGATGCGTCGTGCATTAGAGAAGACAATGGAAGGTGACTTCGAAACCGACTCTATGCGTTACAAAGCAACAGAACGTTATATCCCAGGTTGGACCGATCCACGTGCTATGTACGGTACACCAGGAGCTTAAGTATCAAAGGGGTGTAAAAACCCCTTCTTTTTAATTTGTCAACTTTTCATGGAGAACGACAATGCCACAATTTAGCGATGATTTATTTTTAGGTTCAGCCCCTAGTTATGTTGGTACAAATGCTACCAGTAACTTAGGTAATCCTTCACCGATGTCTCTTGGTTTTGGTCCAATGGGACGTGTTTATTTATACGATACAAATCCGTATGCTGCAACAACAGCTGCTGTTTTAGCTGCTAAAACGCCAACAGGCGCAACTACTTATAGTGGTACACAATTAGCATCTGGTACAGGCGGAACAACACAAGTGATTCGTACTGATGGTACAACAGTAACTCAATTAGATGTGCCTAGAGCAGTTGCGGTTACAACTGCATCAGGTAGCCCAACAAACTCACAAGTAACAGTAACTGGCTATGATTATTACGGTAATGCAATGACTGAAATCATTCAAACAGGTACAGTTGCTTCTACGCAAACTAAAGGAAGAAAAGCATTCTTTCAAATTTACAGTATCGCATTTAGCGCTGCAACTACTGTTGCGGTATCGGTTGATACAACAACTACACTAGGCTTACCATGTCGTATTAGTGATGAAGCATACATTGTAGACCCAGGATTTACAGGATCTACAGCGGTTGACAATGGGACATTGGCTTATGCTTTTTATAGCAATACAACAACTTACTCTGTACAAGCAGTAACAGGTTGGACGATTGCTTCACCTGGCGTACTTACAGTTGGTTATTCTCCTGCTAGTGGCACTATTGTTCAATTTACAGGAACGCCTCCAGGTGGTGTAAGTACTGGTACAAACTATTGGTGGACTTATGTATCGGGTACAACGGGTAAAATATCTACATCACAAGCCAACTATTTAGCTGGTACGTTTGTAAATACTTCAGGCTCATATACAGCAAGCGCCGCTACGATGACACCGCAACTTGTATCTAGTTCTGTAACGGCGGATACCCGTGGAACATATACACCCGCTGGAACATTGAATGGTTCAAATAAACTAGTTTTAACACTGGGTTTAACGGCTATTCAAGTAGGTCCAAATTCCACCACAACTGGCTTACTTGGCATTGCCCAAGCCTAATAGGAGAAGATTATTATGGCAACTAGCAAATTTGGTCGTGAACCAAAAGAAATGACAACAGAACCTTCTGCTGATGAACTTAAGCATGAAGGTATGAAAAAAGGCGGTCATGCGCATAAAAAGCACATGGCAATGGGTGGCAACCCTATGATGATGCCTCCTCGTCGTGCAATGGCTATGCAACCTGCTTTACTTAGACGTAAAGAAGGCGGTAAAGCTGAAGAACGAAAAGAGATAAAAGAGATTCATAAAGTTGAAAAAGAACTTAAACATCATGAAAAGATGAAAGACTCTACACATGGTGGTAAAGCTCACATGGCTAAAGGTGGTAAAGCTATGTATACACCTCAGATAGGTGGATTACTTGGAGAAGGTAAGCCACATCACAAGTCTATGACAGGCGCTGGAATTGAGGGTCCAGGTTATAAGCATGGCGGAAAAGTTCATCATATTAGCGGTCACCCTGAAGGTACGCATAAGCATCACATGGCAATGGCAAAACACCACAAAACAAAGCATGCCGAAGGTGGTTCTGCTCACCACCATAAAATGCACGAACACCATAAACACATGGCTAAAATGTGTAAAGGTGGTTCTTATGCTAAAGGCGGACAAGCATTGGCTGCTAAAGGTGATGCTTTTCAGACTAAAGGTACATTAAAGCCAAAGATTGACGTGCAAGATAAAGTTGTTGAAGCTAAACAAACTAAATCATTTCACACTAAATCAGGTGGCATTGAAGGTGTAGGCTATAAGCATGGTGGTAAGATGCATAAGTATGCTAAAGGTGGAACAGTTTCTCAGAATGTAGCCAACAGATATCTAAATGATATGAAAGATGGTGAAAAGATGCCAACCAAAAAAGGTAAGACAGGCGAAATTCATCAAGCTCCTGCAGGTTACAAATCAGGTGGACATGTTACTCATGGTCATAAGCAACATCACACCACTCATGGACACGATGACCACGGTCATAAATCTATGCATCATCTTGCAGGGAAGCACGACCATGGACATACACATATTGACCATCACCCTATGAAGCATGGAGGTCATGCAAAGCATCATAGCAAGATTTCTACGCATCATAAAAAAGGTGGTAAGTGTAACTATTAAAGGTTGGGGTGAAAACCCCGCCTTTTAACTTGGAGATTTAATATGAGTAATAACATCGTTTCTTCGGTAACTCGTAGTGGTGCATATGAGCCATTTGATTTACAAGTTGCTCGTAATCAAATTTATGGTCATCAACAAGTCAATATTTTTGGTTATCAAGCATCTGTAACAACTACTAGCATTCCTGTTTGGGAAAATGCTACAACTTATACTTACATTACAAATGCATCTACACTAACTCTTGTAAGCACTTCTGCATCTGATGATACGGTTGCTAAGGTGTTAATTAATGGTTTAGATGCAAACTTTAATCAAATATCTGAAACTTTACAAATGAATGGCGTTACAGGAGTAACAACCCTAAATAGCTATTATCGTGTAAATAGTATGGTTTTAGTATCGGCAGGAACAGGGCAAACTACTAACGTAGGTACAATTACATTAAAGCAATCCTCTAATATTGTTTCTCAAATTAATGCAGGAATTGGCAAATCACAAAGTACTGTATTTACAGTACCTGCAGGATACACATTCTATTTAGACTTAGCTGAAGTAAACACATCAAATAGTTATACCGGAAGCATAATTGTTACTTACAAAGTACAAGCTATTAACAACACTACAGGCGTTAAGTTTGTTGTGTTGCAACAACCGTTTGTATCGATTTATACAGCACAAAGACAAGCAAATCCGTTTTTATATGCAGAAAAAACCGATATTCAATGGCAACTTGTTACAAATACAGGTACAATATCTGCAGGGGTTATTATTACAGGTAAACTTATACAAAACAATAATAATACTGTTGGTACAGGGAGCTAATTATGCCTTTGATTAAATCAAAATCAAAGCAAGCTTTTAGCAAGAATGTTGCTACTGAAGTACATGCAGGGAAACCTGTTAAACAAGCAGTTGCTATTGCATATAATGTAAAAAGATCTGTTAAAAAGAAAGATGGCGGCGGTTTGTACGCAAACATTCATGCTAAACAAGAAAGAATTAAGCAAGGTAGTGGCGAGCACATGCGTAAAGTTGGAAGCAAAGGCGCCCCAACTAAACAGGATTTTATTAATTCAGAAAAAACAGCTAAGAAAGCAACTGGCGGTGGTGTATCGCTCTCTGTTGGAAGAGGTGAAAAACTACCAACTAAACAAGGCGCCGGGCTTACGGCTAAAGGAAGAGCCAAGTATAATAGAGAAACAGGGTCGCATTTAAAAGCACCGCAGCCAGAAGGTGGAAGTAGAAAGAATTCATTTTGTGCTCGAATGTCTGGAGTAGTAAAACACGCTAAAGGTGACGCACCTAGAGCGAAGGCTTCTTTAAAACGATGGAAGTGCCCTAATTGGTAAAGGTTAGCAATGAGTACAAGCGGAACAGTATCCACCACAGTTGTTACAGTTCAAAATCTAATTGATAGTGGCGCTCGTCGTGCTGGAAAACTAGCTGAAGAATTAACATCAGAGCAAATCTTTGCTGCAAAGCAATCGCTTTACTACTTATTGTCTAATTTAGTTAACCGCGGTATTCAGTATTGGTGTATTCAAAAGAATGTGATTGGCATGGTTGCTGATCAATATGAATACTTATTGCCTGCATCTACTAATGATATACTAAGTGCTAACTATAGATATTTGACAATTAATACAAACGGCGCTAATTCATCTTCAGGAATAGTTGCTAATGCTTTTGATGGTGTCTATACTAATATTTGTCAGTTAACAACTAATACAGGCTACATTGGTATTAATAATGGAACCGGTCAAGGTATTTACATGGCAACCATTGGTATTTTTCCTGCTATTACAGGAACAGTTGACTATCAAATTCAATATTCTCAAGATAATTCTACTTGGGTTACATTACTTACTCCAAACACTACTTCTTGGGTTAGTGGGCAATGGATTTACAATGACTTAGATCCGTCAGTTACTGCTCCTTACTGGAGAATTTTACAGACATCCGGTGCTAACATGGGGTTTTATCAGGTTATTTTTGGTTCAAATCCAACAGAAATACCGATGTTTAGAATGAACCGTGATGACTACATTAATTTACCGAATAAGAACTATCCTAATAACTATCCTTTACAGTATTGGTTAAATAGAACTATTCCACAGCCTACTATGACACTTTGGCCTACGCCTAATCTTTATTCTGTTCAGATTGTGGCATGGTGTTCTAGATATGTACAAGATGTTGGTGCATTATCTGGTTCTATAGAAATACCTCAAAGATGGTATTTAGCGATACAGAACATGCTAGCACATCAAATGGCTATGGAGTTACCTCAAGTTGATCCTGCTAGAATTGCTTACTGTGAACAGCAAGCAGAGAAGTATTGGATGATGGCTGAGCAAGAAGAACGAGATAAGTCTCCGATTTACTTTGCACCTAACATTAGTGTTTATACGAGGTAGGTATGCCAAAATGGTTAGATACTCGTGGAAATGCCGTACTAACAATACAAATTTGCGATCGATGCAAAATGAAGAGAGCATATGATGATGTACAGCAAGATGAAAACACACCAGGTCTTAGAGTTTGTCGGTTTGGTTGTATTGACCAAAAAGATCCTTATAGACTGCCTATGCGTCAGCCTGAAAAAATTAGTCTTCGCTTTCCTAGACCAGATGCTGACATTGCTGCTAATCAAGACGCAATCACAACAGATCCAAATGTGGTTAACTCACCCAACCAAGACCCAAAAACACCAATTACTCAAGGGGAGTACGGTATTGCCCCTGAAACAGCAGAAGATCCGCTGGACGGAAATCTTGATAACCTTAGTCCGTAGAGAACGAATATGGCCAATGTACGAATAACACAACTTCCTGTAGCTCCTAGCCCTATTAGTGGTTCTGAACTTGTGCCGATTGTCCAAAATGGGCAGACAGTACAAACAACCGTATATAACTTAGTTAATAGCCCAACTCAGACTCAGACATATTTAACTATTAATAATGAGCCTTCTTTGCCTAATAGTCAAAGACTAGTAGGTGGATTAGGAATTGGAACAAGTTCTGGTGGTGCACAGGGTCAATACTCTGTTTTCCTTAATGCAGTATCAGGCTCATTAGAAAATGCATCTCAGGGCCTTATCATTAAAAATTCAAGTAATAGCGTTGTTAATAGAAGCATTGCTGTTACTGGCGCTGGTTTATCTGTAACGAATGGAAGTGGCGTAACTGGTAACCCTACACTCGGGTTAAGCGGTTTGCCATTAGCACTTGCTAGTTTAGGTGGAACAGGGTTTATTTCTACTAATGGGACGACTTTAAGTACAAATGTGCTTACCGGAACTACGAATCAAATTAGTATAGCAGGCGGAGACGGAACATCTACGCCTACTATTAGTATATCAAGTAATGCTATATTTCCAGGAACAGGTTCAGTTACTGTGCCTAATGGCACTACCGGTCAAAGAACAGGGTCTACCGGCGCTTTCAGATACAATACAAGTTTAGGAACCTTTGAAGGTTACAATGCATCTGGTTGGCAACAGTTTTCATTAACTGGCGGCGTAACCACATTTACTACTACTTTATCAGGGCTAACCCCTAATACCGCAACAAGTGGTCCTATTACTTTAGCAGGTACATTAAACCCATCTTCGGGTGGTACAGGAGCAACTACTTTAACAGGGTATGTTATTGGAAATGGAACTTCTGCTTTTACTGCTAGTGCTACAATTCCAACAACAGCATTAAGTGGCACGATTACCAATGTTCAACTGGCAAATAGTTCTATTACTATTAATAGTAATACAGTAAGTTTAGGTGGTACAATTAATGTAGGAACCGTGACATCAGTAACAGGAACTGCCCCTATTCAGTCAAGCGGCGGAACTACTCCCGCTATTAGTATTACGCAAGCAAGTACAAGCACAAACGGATATTTAAGTAGTACTGATTGGAATACATTCAATAACAAACAGCCATCAGGAACTTATGTCACTTCAGTAGGAGCAACAAGCCCAGTAGTATCTAGCGGTGGTACAACCCCAACTATTTCGATGTCGGCAGCAACGTCATCTGTAAGTGGTTATTTAACCTCTACGGATTGGAATACTTTTAATAATAAAGGTTCAGGAACAGTAACATCTGTATCAGGTACAGGTTCTGTTAATGGAATTACTTTAACTGGAACAGTAACTTCTAGCGGTAATATTGTATTAGGTGGTGCTTTATCCAATGTAACTAATGCACAATTACAAAATAGTTCTGTAACAGTCAATGGTACATCTATAAGTTTAGGAAGTAGTGGAACAGTAACAGCGGCAGCAGGCACATTAACAGGCACCACATTAAATAGTACAGTCGTAAGTTCTAGTTTAACAAGTGTAGGCACAATTGGAACAGGAACTTGGCAAGGTACTATTATCGGAACTTTATATGGTGGTACAGGAACAAATGTTGGTGTTGCAGGTGGTGGATTTTAATAAAATGGATTTATAATATTCAAAAGGAATAAATATGGCACAGAGCGGGTACACCCCAATATTAATTTATGCAAGTGGAACGACAGGCAATACACCGTCAGCGGCTAATTTAACTTCTTCATCTACAGGTGCAGAGCTTGCCCTGAATTATTATGATGGTAAATTATTCTACAAAGACGCTTCAGGTAATGTTCAAGTATTGGCATCTAAAGCAGGCAATATCAACGTATCATCTATTAACTTCGGCACTACAGGCTTAACACCTAATACCGCAACCACAGGTGCAATTACGGTTGCAGGCACATTGATAACAAGCAATGGCGGAACAGGTTTATCAAGCTACACAGCAGGTGACTTACCTTACTATGCGTCAGGTACGGCGTTATCTAAACTTGGTATTGGAACAAATGGACAGATTCTTACATCGAGTGGTACTGCACCACAATGGTCAACACTAAGTGGTGTTGCTGTTACTACCTTTCAAACATCTTTATCAGGATTAACTCCTTCTACTGCAACAGCAGGAGCAGTTACTTTGGCAGGTACACTTGGAACTTCTTCAGGGGGTACAGGTTTAACTGCGTTTACTGCTAATCAAATATTTTATGCATCTAGCACATCAGCAATTGCACAATCGAGTAATTTAACATTTAACGGCACAACATTAACGGCTAATACACTTAATTTAACAAATGCTCTTGGTGTAGCATCAGGTGGCACAGGATTAACAACATTAACATCAGGATATATACCGTACGGCAATGGTACAAGTGCTTTTAGTTCTAGTGCTAATTTACAATTTAACGGAACAAATTTAGGTATAAATGTAGCACCTACTTCTGGTATTTCTGTTTACGCACAACTTCAAGCAAATTCTATAAGTTATGCAACTTTTGAAAATACAAATAGTGGAACTTCTGCTGGTTCAGCCGTACAAGTAGGAACAGGTACAGGTGGTGACCTTAGATTAGTTGCTTATGGCACAAATCATGCAACACAAGCAAAAAACGCATTTTTGTTTAATGCTAATGCTTCAGGTAATCTTTTGTTTGGTACTAACGCTACAGAAAATATGCGTTTAACTACTGCTGGATATTTAGGTATAGGTACAAGTAGTCCTAGTACACAATTACATGTGTATTCTTCAGGTTCAGTAGGTGTTTTAAATCAAACAGCAGGTTCAGGTTCGGCTTATTATCAAGCAA